TGCCAACTCTGGTATAAGAAATCGAGTATGGCTGAACTCTGTAGAGAAAGGGGCGTTGTCCAACACATCCCAATGCTGACCGTTTTTATCTATGCGCCACTCTCTATCAAAGAGATTAAAACCACGCAAAGCATTATGCATTAAGGGGGTAACGGCTACTGGGATTGACGATCGTCTAACAAGCGAGTGTTCACACACTTGGTATGCATCTATTTCTCTTGAGTCCCAACCGATCGCCACATGGACATCTTTCATAAAATTAAATATATACCTTAGTCATGCTTAGTCAATACCTCGTGGTAGTTTTTTAACAATCTTATCGGCTGCAAAAAGATCGTCAGATGGGAGTTTAGATTTTGTTGCTTTAAAACCACCTATCTCGTTAAAAAAATTATCAGCTACTGTGTCGGCACGTAGATCAACAATCATATTAATTTTACCATCACTAATCATTTTCTTATTATGTTCGGCAATGTCTTCGAACATTTCTCTTATATCGTCTCGTGAACTTCGAATAGCTTGTTGATCTTTAGCTTGTATGGCTCTGTGTAATTGTCCTTGGTATTTTTGTAGTCTTCTATAAAATCTTCTACTGATATATGCCGAAGCATTTCGTTCTGTCTTTGTTAAATACATAGCTTCTCGTTCTCTAGCAATGTCTGCTGGTGTAAATCCTAAACCCTGCATGATTGCATCGAAAGAAGACACATCATCAGGTACAACAATCTTATCACCAAATCTTGTTTTATATCCATCAGACTTTAAGTATGTTGCTTTCATTACATTTGCGAACGGTTTAGGCATTAGCTCAGCTACGGCTAATCCAACATCATCTACTTGTAGGTAGTCATAAGCAATGGATGGTTTACTTAATACACTAAACAACGGTATACTTGCTTTTGAAAAACCTTTATCACTAAACAAGAAATCTATTAAACCACCACTGACTGGGTGTGAACCAAGACCAACTCTTCTACCGATATCAACACCAGCTGCAAACCTAAAGCCACCTCTATAAATTGCTTCGGCAAACTTTGGATGCATGATATCTCCAGTAATGTCATACCATAGCTTAGTTGCATTTGCATTTTTATAACCCGAAGTTTTTAATACACCTTCAGTTAATTCTGTTAAGTCTTCTACAAAAGGTAAACCCATCAAACCTGATGTCATAAGAAGGGCTAACATATAAACACCAAAAGCTTTTCTCCCTTCTGGTCCTTTATCAAATGCTAATCGTTTCATTAAGGCTAACATCATTGTTGGATATTCACTAAACTGAAATGCTAAAGCGCCCCACCCTCTACTGATTCTTGGTTTAGTGTCTTTACCATAAAGGAACTGTGTTTCTTCAACAGCATTACGTGCAATTAAATCTCTAACACCCTCGTTCTGCTCTGTTGTTAGATTGTCTATGTTTTGTAGTATTGTGTTTGGATTTATTTTTAAATCATCTTGTAGTCTAACTTTAAATACTTCATCTTGTAAGGCATAGTTAATAGCTTTACGAAGTGTGTTACGGTCAGCAGTTAGTTCATACGATGAGATATACGAAGCCAATCTGTTTGCTACCTCTGTTGTTGTAAACATCAAACCAAGTGTTCTTACAAACTTTTCAAGTTTAGCTTTACCTCTTGGTATACCAGCCTTGTTAATTAGCTTTTCTCCTTTTATAAAATCTGTAGTTTGTTTACCTAAATATTCATTGGCACGACTTGGATTTATGACAGAACTTAATAAATTATTAGGATCTCTGAACAATGGTATTCGTTGTCCAAATGCCTTAGATAGTTTTTCTAAATCAAACTGATTATCTGAGGTTGTTGTCGGTGTAATACCTTTGGCAAATAGTTCTTTAGTGACTGCTGCTTGTTTCTTAGCGGCTCTAAACTGTCCCGCATATATACCGTTATATACCATAGCAGGTATACCTTGAAACATATTCATAACCGAGGCACTGACATCTGTTAAGAAATATAAAAAACCAATTTGTCTTAGTGATTGAAACTCGTGTGGATCATTATCTAAATACTGTTCTAGTTTTTCTGAGTATTGCCCCGCTTGGGAATTAGGATCTTCTTTAGCTTGAGCAAAAGCTTCTTTTATTCTACCATCAAAAACAAAACCAGCATCCCAAGTAGCGAAAGAGTTAATATGTTTACCAATAGCATCAAGTGCATCCTTCGGATCAAACCCCGCAATCATTCGTGACTCTCTTAAAAATGTCGGTATACCTTTGGTTGCTTTTAATGCTTCAGCTCTGTTTTTTAAACTCTCATAAAAATTTACATCAGGGTTTATAGCATCTGTATCTGTTGGGGATAATTGTAAAAACGCATCAAGACTTTCAATAAAGTCTGGACCAACTCTTTTAGCTATATTGTTATATGTATTAGCTTGAACACCAGAATGTATATATTTTTTTACAGTCTTACCATTTTCATCTTTATATATTTCATTAGTATTTGGATCTCTTACAACTTCATCTTTAGAAAATTTATCAAGTAGTTGCGCAGCCATGCTTTTAGCTCTATTAGTTTCGGCAACATTAATACCTTTGTTCGTGTCATATGCTTTCCACAACACAACTTCTTTTTTAATCTTACCATCTTTTAAAACATTCTTTGTAACCGCAACATACTTATCACCTGATCGACTCATGGGAAAATAAACCGTGTTCATTTGGCTACCTATTTTTTCAATACGACTGATAGCATTTTTAATTGCTTGTGCTCCTGCCTCATCAATAACCACTAAACTCTCACTTGCTGTTCCTAATTGATCTATGAGTTTTTGTAAAGCCTCTGGATCTCTGGCATAGTTTGTAGTCAAGTCAATGTTTTGTAAGTAACGTGTTACCGTTGAACTTGTAACGTCATTACTTTTTAATTGGTCTATTGTTTGTTCAATTATTAATTGTCTTTCATAATTACCCATTTCAGTTAAGGCATTATATGCTTCTATTTCCTCGCCAGTAAGAGTAATAGTCTCTGGGTCAAACATGCGAGATACACCGAACTTAAATTTTTTCTCACCATCCTCATCAACTTGTGTGCCAAATCTAAACTCATCTTCAGTTACTGTAATCTCTCCATTTACTGGTGTTAATACTCTTCTGTTTCCTTTTACAGAGGCTTCGTTTCTAGCAAAGATTGCAACCTTGGCTACACGTTCGGCTTGTGCTTCTGTTAAGTTTGCCCACGGCTTCATAATTGCCATTAACTCTTCGTATATTCTGCCCCTAAATTCTGATCGTTTAACAATCGCATTTAAAACTTTTGCGAGTGGTTTATCTTTTGAAGCTAAATGTCGTAGATCAGCAAACCAATTACCAACCAAACGACCTATGGATGTTTTAGTTCCTTTTAAAAAATCCGTGGCTTTTTTAAATAATGTTCTATTATCAGCTTGTTCTTTTGGAGTGTTCTTATATTCTAACTCATCATCACCCGCATCGTTTATCTCGTCAGCTTCTTGTGCTTCTGGTGTATCTTCATTCGCTAGTCTTTCATCTGTCTTCTCTATCTGTTCTTGAGTTTTATTTGCAGGTCGTTCGTTTTCAGTAACACCGGGATTGTTTGTTTTTTTACCACTTCTATAACTACGTGCTATGAAATCTTGGAACACATTAAAGTCTATAGCTTTAGCATTGGTATCAATACTTGATGTTGGGTCTGGATCAAGAGCAACACTTGGTGTTTCATTTGTTTCTTCGTTATCGGCAATCTCTTGCTTTTCATTTTGTAATTGATTATTTAAATATGTTGTAGCTTCTGCTTCTGTCTCAAATATTTTTGCCGATGATGGGTTGTTTATAGCTACGGCTCCAAACTTAATTGGCTTTGCACCACTTGCTCGTATCTGTTGTATCTTACCTAATACTTTATTTGTTTTTAAATTGTAAATATCTTTGGTAACTACTGATTGCTGTTCTTTTTGTTGTAATACTGCATCAAGTTCTGTCTTTTCAATTTTGTTTTGTAGCGGACTTGTAACATTTTCGTTATCGAAAAAAGCGTTTTCTAAGGGTTGCTTTCTTGATTCGAATACTTCTTCGTCAGTCGGAGCTTTCTTTTCAAACTGAGCTGCAAACATTGGTGTCGATAATTTAACAGCCTCAACCTTTTTTTTTCTAACTTTCTTTTTTGCTTTTTCTGTTTGTTTAACGGTGTCTTTGTCGTATGGCGACCACGTTGTAAAATCTTTACCTTCTTGTTTAATAACATTGTTTTCGGCTAGTTGTTGATATATCTTTGCTTCAACATCTGGATTCTCTTCTAAAAACTTTTGTTCAACTTTACTTAATAATTTTTCCCTAACTTTTTTTGGATTTATTTTTGAACCACCAACACCGTCTTTGGTTCGTGTCTGTGCAACCTCTGATACGTTGTTATATATCTTACCAACAAGTTCACCAATCTCCATATCGGCAAACTCATCGTCGGCAAGTTGGTCGATGGTTTCTTTTTTCTCTGGTGTTGGTTCAGTTACTTTTGTTTTTGGTTTTTTCTTTGGTGTTGTTTTCTTTGTTATCTCTGGTGTTTTAAGTGGACTACCATCATCGTCTTCGGGTTTAAACTCTTTGACATCATAATTTTTGTCGGGTCTTGCCGCTAAGCCAGCCTCCACGATACCGATAGGACCCTCGGCTATACCTTCGAGTAAGACTTCACCAGGTCTGGACACAAAGCCGTCCGTCATAATCTGTGCCGAAGCCTCACCCAAAGCACCGAGTGAACCCGCTTGGACTGTCTCGCCAAGAGCACCTGCGACACGTGCCCCTAGTCCTGCACGACCAGCATCTTTAATAGCTTTTGTTAACAGACCCGCCGTACCAAAAGCTAGTGCATCAAAGGCACCAATAGGTATGGCACGTTTTTTTGCATGTGCTCTGGCTTCGGCTAAAACTTTAGGGTCATTAAAGGCGGCAGCTAAAGCAATACCATCATTGATATCAACACCAGTCTCACTAACAGATTCAATAAATGACAGACCGTATTCTGTTGCTGCGCTACCAGCACCAGTGGCTAATCCACCAACAATACGGGATAGTAACGGTATAGCTAAACCTTTAGTGGCTAAAGCTACACCACCCGCAACAGCAAGAGTTGGTAAATAAGTACCAATAGATTCACCAATAATTGGTAAGATAACCGATGGATTCTTAGCAAGAGCCTTGAGAGCCTCGCCTGTAGTTTTAGCTTTAGATATTTGTTGTAAGGTTGTGAAGTCATCGTCATCAAGAGGTATTTCTTTTATACGTTGTTCATACTGACGAATGTCATAAGCTGCGCTTTGTGGGTCCTCAAACCCTAGCTCAAGCATATTAACATTAATACCTTTTTGAACCCGACGAATACCACGTTCAATCGCATCAGGTACCAATGGTATACCTCTTAGTTTAGGAGGAGGGACGTTGAGTCTATTCTCTATCTCTTTATAGTTATCATCGATGTATTCTTTTATCTGATCGTCGGTAACGTGATCTTCAAATTCTAAGTTACCAAAGCCACCATAGTCAACCACTCTTGGCATGACTATTGCTCCTGTGGTTTAGGAATACCTTTTATTGAAAAAGTAACACCACTATCAGTGGTGCCTAGGTTAGCTTTATCGGTTGAATCTTTTTCAACACCTAGTCCTTTTTTTATGTCTTGTTCGGTTTCAAGTATTTGTTTAATAATCTGTGTTTTTGTTTCTGGATCTTGTAACATTGAAACAAGTTGTGGACTACCTAATATTTCTGCCATATATTTATTTGTTCTCTCGGCATCTAGTTTTAATGTTTCAGTTATGTACTTACGAATACTTGCCGCTTCATTAGCAACGAGTTCTTGTTGTTTTAAATCTAGACCTGCGATAGCTACAGCATTATTAAATTGTTCTTGTTGTTCATCAGCTTTAAATTTTTGTTGAGCTAGTCCTCTTTCAGTTATTCTTTTAGCCGCTTCTTCGGCACCGGCTTTACCAGTTCTAATATCTTCAGCCGCTATGAAATCAAGTAAACCAGTTTTAGCTGCCATGATATCAATACCTTCTTCTTTTGGTTTTAACATGTTTTTTAACATATCCAATGATGACTCTTCTTCTTTAGCAATAATTTTATTTGGATCTATGACTGGGTCTTTTTTATCTGTTGTATCTTTCTCTTCTATTGTTGTTTTTTTATTTGCTTCTTCAGTGTCCATCATTGTTGTTTTCTTTTGTGCCTCTAAATTTATTGGCGCTTCAAGAGCTTTAGCTTGTTGAAAACGACCAGTCCCAAACTGTGCAGCATCTTTAGGTCCTCTTATTCTAGCTGGTATTACTGCTTCTGCTCTTTGTTGAGGCGAAGCTTTAGGTTGGATCTGTTTTGTGCCACCAGTAGCCTCAGATATTCTTTGACTAATAGTTTTCTTTGGTGGTTCTTTTGTCGTTCCTTGTCTTGCTGGTGATTGAATAGCTTTATCATAAATAGTTTTAGCTGTACCTAAAGTTCTTGCTGCTGGTCCTATAAATGGTAGAGCCACTTCTGGATAAAACGGATCAGCCTTACCACTTACGTCTTTTGCAAACTCAATGGCTTCTTCTCTTGATAGTCCTTCTTTAAGTGCTCCTTCGTATCTTGCTTTTTCAAGTGGTCCAAATGTAGAAATTAAATAATTAATACCACCCTCTGTAAATGGATCAGAAACTCTATCACCTTCTGCATATGTCATCTTACCACCAACGTAAGCATTCATAACTTCCTGTGGATCAAAGCCCATCTTCTCTACAACTTGTGGAGCTTTGGCGGCTAATTTTTTTATACCCGGATTATCAGGAACATCACCACCCTTGGCGAATAGTCCTACACCTTTACCCGCACCATAGATACCTAGTGCACCCAAACCAAGACCGGCTGCTTGTTGTCCGAATGTTGGTGGTGCTTGTTGTGCTTGAGATGTTGTGTATGTCGATACTGGTAAATTAAATCCACGAAGTACAGATGACATCTCTTGTACTTGTTGAGATGGGAAAGTTCTTTCTCGTGCAAAGTCTTCATATGCAATGTCTAGTGCTTTTTGTTGTTGAGCTTGTTGTGTACCACCGACAGTTTCAAGTGCACCTAACCCAGCTAATCCTAACTGCTGTTGTTGTGCGCCAAGACCAGCAAACTGTTGACCAGCCGCAAGTGATGCTGCTCTGTCAGCAGACAATTGATTCATAGCTTGTTGAAAAGCTTGTTGTGATCCAACGGCTTGTATGTCAGCAAGTCTTTGTCCAGTCTGTCTGGCTAATTCTGTTTCAGCTAAAGCTTGTCGTGATCCACCAAAAGAACCTGCACCAACTGCTGATGCTCCTATTTGTTGTTGTAGTTTATTAGCATCACGTAAAGCTTCTCTTTTTTGTATATCAACAACAGCTTGTTGGTATGGACTCATACGTGAAGCAATAGCTGTTGGGTCTGTTGATTGTTGCGCTGCTTGAGCTGTCAATAGATCAGCCGTAGCTATATATGGTTTGTAGCCACCAACCATTTCTTCAACACCTTGATATGCAGCTTGTTGTTGCGGGGTTGGTAAAGCTAGTCTTTGTCCTTCATATCTTTCAAATGGTTCTGTTGTTACACCTTCAGCTCTTTCAAACAATCTTTCTAAATACGGTTGAAAATATTCTGGTATGTTACTTGTTTGTTGTGTAACTGTTTGAGGCGGGGGAGGGGGAGGTGATCGTCCACCACCACCACCGAAGCATACACTCATGCACTCATCTGGTGATGCATCTTTGAATGGATTGTCCTCCATTCCTACACCGTAATGTTGTTCAGAAATTTGTAATCGTTTTAATAAGTCAGCCATTTTGTTCTCTGTATAAATTGTTGGTTATCGAAACCAAGCTTATCGCATACTTTATTCCACTGCATACGACCGGTTAATTCAATGCCGTCTAACTTTAACTGTTGAGCTAAGTCTTCAAGCTTCTTAAATATTTGTTTACCCACACGAAAGTTAAGGTTTCTTCCAAAGATAAACAATATTTCTAATAATCGTTTTGTTGTTGGATAAACATTTATCTTTATTACATAACCTGCGATTATTCTACCATTATGTTTTATTCTTAACAAACCTAACACTCCTGTTTCAATATGTTGTCTAAGTATTTCTGGCGTGTATTTGTTTTCAAACGGTATTCGTTCGATTTCCACGGGAAATAACATAAACAATTCTTCAATATCATCAAAAGATTTAACCTCTTCTACCTCAAGCAACCGCTGTTCTCATCAACTGTCCTAGACCTCTTGTAAGTTCAGCTGGTTGTTTCGTCGTTCCTGTTTTCGCTTTACGCACATTTCTCATCAATGCATATAATTTGTTTGATCCTTTATCATAACTACCTTGTCCTAACTCTGCAACAATATCTCGTGGTACTACAAACTCTTGTGGACTAACAGCTGCGGCTCGTTTACCCTCGATGCTAGTCTGGATAAGATCATCCATACCACCACCCGGTCCTTGTAGTTCACCCGCCATAATCCCACCCGCTTGGTATTGCTGCGGGTTCATACCCAAATAACTTTGTAATCTTTGAGCACCAGCATCAGATGAACCGTCACCTATGTGACCCACGACATCTGCTGGTATAACGAATGCATTCTCTTGTAATGTTTGGTTGGAATCTACTTCTCCACCTTCGGCCATATCAAATGCGCCTTGGTCGTCAAATTGTTTATATAACTCAGGTCCTTGAAGTTCGGCAACCGCTCTTCCTATAAAGTTACCTTTAAACAAATCATTGCCCACAAAATTTATAAATTCTTCTTCACTCATTTTTTTACGACGCATATCAGAAAAACCTAAACCTGATGATGGTCCTGTGATTCCTGCGGGAGCTTGTCTAGCCATGCCGGGAACTTCGCCACCGACATTCATTTTCTTTGAGTCATAATCTTCCGGTCTTTTATATACACCAATTCTGGCAAATTCTTTTTCGGTTGTCGGTACTTTACCGCCTTCAGCTAATCCAATAAACTGACGAATCTGATCAATGTTAACATTAATATCTTTTTTTGGTAAATCATTTATTAGTTGTTGAGCTTGTTGTTCTATTCCACCTTGTTGTGATTGCGGCATTGGCATCGGCATAGGTGCTGGTGCTTGTGGTTGAGCCATAGGTACATTAGTTGTTGGTATGGTTGGAGCTACGGGTTGAGCTAGACCGGCAATCTTTTGTGGACTAACTGACATCATTGGTTGGGTCTGGGCAATACTAGATATACCTGGCGCAGCTTGTGGTGAAACCATAGAACCCGTTGGGCGGAATGTGCCTTTTTGTGCTTCTATCTGTGGATTGTATGGACCAGACTGCATCATGACTCCACCACCTTGAGCTTTGATTTTACCACCCTCTTTAGCGCCAAGATAACCATAAGAACCTGGAGTGACTCGACCGTAAGCAATATCCTCTGGATCAGCATAAGTATATTCACCACGATCAAGCGGGCCTTTGTAGCCATACTTACTGAGGTCAGTGGTTCTACGTTGTGGCTGCATTGGAACAAATGGAGCTGGTTCTGGTGGGGGTGTTGCTACCATTTGTAAACCAAGACCACCTAAAGCTATAGTTCCTGGAGATTGTTTAGTTATAAATTCTGGTAAAATATCTTTGGTCCCTGGTAACTGACCACCTAAAGTTACACCCTCGGCTGTTAAATTTTTAACTCCCTCTGAAATACCTGTTCCAATTTTTCCAAATGTGCTTCCAACATTGGTTGCTAAATTTGATGCTTGATTTGCAAGAGATGAAGCACCATACTTAATTCCTTCTCCAGCAGCCATAAAACCTGTTGTACCAGCTTGTGCTGCCTTTTCAGCTGATGTTTTAAACACCGGTAAAGCTGTAGCAGGTTTAGTTGCTGCATCCGTAAGTCCTTTAAATGCGCTTGCTAAACCTAAACTTAAACCAGCTGAACCAATACCTGCTAATGGACTACCAGTTTGAATACCTGTTTTAATACCAGAATATGCTGCCGCTAAATATGGACCTGCTCCTGGAATAAATGCTAGCCCAATCGGCGCAACTATATCTCTAAAAAAACCACCTATACTTCCAAACATTAGTGAAAGTCCCTCCAATCTGTACCATCATAGCCTTGAAACTTATTGGTAGCAGCATTAAACCTAATCTGACCTTTTACAAAAGGACCAGCCGTATCTGGATTAGATAAATTACTATTAAGTCTTAGTCGTCCTTGTATACTTATAGATCCAAACTGATCTTGTTGTACACTATTACGAATCTTTACTTGGTCAGCTGATAGTTTATCATTTAAAGAATCAGCCCATGCTTCCATTTTATTAAGTGCATCGTCTGAAAAAGCATTAGCATTACCGGCATCAAGAAACGATACAGTCGTTGTTGGTGCGGGTGCTGGTGGACCAAACCCAGTGCTTTGTGGAGATCCTGTTGTAAACGTCGTCGAACTGTTTTCCATGTTAGGCGTTATTCTTGGGAATCTTGGATAATCTGCCATTTATGCTACACTCCTTTTTTGTTTTGTCTTTTTCTTTTGTTGATTTATAAAAGCTCTATACACAGCAGCTTGTTTACTTTTACCTGCAACTCTAGCTCGTTGTTCCATAGCAATCGCAGCCTGTGTTTTATGGGCATGACTACGACCTGATCTTTTTATCTTAGCCACCGAAGCTCTAGCGTCTGCAACTGTTGTAAATTTTAAACCACGTATTGTGCCTTTTGGATTCTCATCGGTATATAAATCAGAGTGTTTTTTACTACCGACTGGCTGTCCTTTTTTTCTTGGTATTCTTCTGTTATCTTTTGCCATCTTGTGTTACATCCATTCTAAAAGATCCTAGTCGCCAGTTAGTTCCACCCGTAGATGTCGAGATACGAATAATAGCTTGACGACTACGAGCACGTGTTCTTATAAATTGTGTTGTCGGTGTTACAAAAAATGGTCCCTTTTCTCTAATCTCTCCGTTTGGAAAGTTTTTAAGTTTCATATTTAAAGTAACACGACCACCATCATTTATTGTAAAGTCTGGAACGATTCTATCCAAGTACATAATGCTATCTCCTGGTCCATACGATGGCGGAGTTGTATCAAATTCTGATGATTCAAGAAATGCTTCTTGTCTCTGACCATCGGCTGTATAAATACCTTCGGGTTCGTTTGTATATAAATAGTTATCGCCGTCTGCTTCTTGACCAGTTGTTATCACGTTTTGAAATACTTCTTTATCTTCCCATGTTGTAAATATAGTTGTACCAAATGTCCAATAGTTTTCAACAGGATTATAACTTACATATCGATCCACCTCTGTAGAATTTCTACTTGGATACAACCATGTTACTTCTCTAAATTCTTGGTTTGTACCAGCATATACTTTTTCTTTTTGATCAAAGTTAAAATCATCGTAAACATAACGACGAACTGTACACGGTAATGCTTTAACAGCACCATCATATACAAAGAAATCTTTTGCACCCATCCAGAATATACGACCGTCAAGTTCTATAGCTGCATGTTGCCCAGCTATACCACAGTTAGAACCTAATTGTCTAAAGTTAAATATAAACGGTGGACCAACAAACTCCATAGCATGTACAGCATTGTCCGTCCAGATTAATGATTGGTTACGAGTGTTAAGTCCAGTTATTAATTCGCTACCGTCACCCAGTTGGTTTTCACCCGATGTGCTACTAACATTAACATTCCAATTTGTATAATCATTTTGGTCTGACCATCTAACTAACATTGGATCAAAACCACTGGCTACACCATGTGTGCCTAAACAAATAACGTGTCTATCTTGTTGTGATACAAACATAAAGTTGGATGCACTTGGAGCTGTTGGAACAACCACAGCTCTTGTACCGGTACCGTCTGATTCTTCCCATACATGTAATTTACCCTCTCGTGGTAAAGCTAATAAATCTTCGCCAAAGTTGTCAAGTGCCCATTGTCGTAGTGGCTGTGTTTGTGTATCACCAGATATACTTGCAGGACTATTCCATGCTCTGGCTCCGGTAATTGAAACACCAGCATTATAAACCCCAACACCCCAACCAAGTTCAGGAATATTTTGTGACCCACCTGAGTGTATATAGAATTGAAACTTAGATCGTGTTGTTATTGTTGTGGTTGCCGATGAAGCTACTGTTGTATTGAATGTAAAATTATTAGATGTAGCTGATACAACCTCAAACTGACTGTTTAAAAATCTATGATTACCGCCCACGGTAGCTGACGATACGAGAATAAAATAATCACCAACATTAGCTCCATGACTTGTAGATGATACAAGTATGCGAGTGCTAGAGGCTACTGTTTTGTAGGTAACACTCGATGTTGTTGATGTTCGTAATGGTGTAATATCAAAATTTTTACCACCGGCATAGATATATAAGTGACTAGGTGTACCAAAGGAATGATATTTTAGAGCATCGTTACTTGTAAATGAATGTGCTGAACGACCTGTTCCTATAAATTCTTCTTGTACTCTTTTCTCATAACCACGAATGTTTTCTGGTTTACCAGCACGAAACCGTACTTTGTCACCATTATACCACCCACCTTTGGAGGCATATTGTGTAGACTCTCTGTCTATCCCCGGTCTGAAATTTACATCAAATAGAATTGTATCGGTGGACATTTATTCTCTCCACCTTTCTCTAAGCCTCATCTGGATTTTTAGGCCAGTGCCATAGATGACCACTAGACACAGATGTCATTGTTCCATCACTAGCTGTTGCATAAGTTACATATAATCCTGGAACGTCAGTGATTGTTGTCACAGCATTGATAGCCGTCTTCATAGCTTTAGCTTGAGTTCGTACACTAGCTCTCCATGTTTTCCAATTATCAGCTATAGTTACACCCGTTTCGATTTGACGTGTAGTCATCCAATCTGACGGTGCTAATACTTTGTATGCATTGTCGTCAACTTCTGCGAGTAGTTTTGATTTTAAACCTGCTGTTACACTTTTATCTTCATTGGTAACATCTTCTAAAACATGTGCTTTTTTATTATAGTGTATAGCTACGTGGTCAGTATTAATTGTATACGTTACACCGCCTGTTCCTGCATGAGTTCTATCATTTATTGTGCTTGTAATCTGTGTTGGATAAATACCAATATTTTTAAGATCGGCTTTTGGCCATACACTAAAAATATTACTAGGGTATTGGATACCGTTTATGGTTACAGCTTTTGCACCATTTAGTATTTCAATTACTTGATTGTTTTTTACTATTGCCCAAGACATAATACTCCTTTACGTATGTTTCTATTATTAAATATTTGTTTCATATATACAACCCTATCTCGCAGTTACAGGACTCGTTCCGTCCCCAACGAATGGATGTTCAGCAAATGCCATGTAGATATGAGTTTCTGAACTAGCATTAAAAGCATTAGATGATGATTGTCTAATTTTAAAACCATTACTTAAAAGGTCTATACCTTGATTATTAGCTTCAGATTCAGCAGCACTAGAACTTGGTTTTAGTAATTTACTCACACCATCATTAAAAGGGTCTCTTTTACTATCAATAATAATCCAGTCAACACTCCTATCTGCATTTTTTATCATTAAAAAAGCTGGTCGGAATCCTAAGTACACAAACGGACCATTTGAGTTAGCATTTCCTTCGTATCTACCAAATTTACTAAAACCATCTACTCCGTGCCAACAATAGGCAATAGCATCTCTATCTCCTGATAATGATAAATTAGTTGAAAAAGTAGTTGATGTTGGTGCCCATAATGTAGCACCATAATTAGTTTGAGCTTGAGTTGAATCGAATAACAAATAATAAGTTGTTGATGTTAAACCTTTATGCCAAACATACCAACTATTTGCATTAGGTGAAGTTTCTTTGTAAATAATCCATTCGGGAGTTTGTGATAACCCGTGTCCCATAGTGCCCTGAAAATATTTACCTTGCACAATACTAAACCCAGCATCAGAATTTACCTGAACAGTTGAGCTAATTGAACCATCATTGTTGGTGCTAGTGACCCCTCCATTTGCTACCCAGTTCCAAGACACCATAGATGCACCACTATTATTTATATTAGATAAATCACCAACAGCGATACCACCTTTTAAAAATTTTGAAACACCACTTTGAGTATTAAGTATGGTAGAGTTATTATTTGGAACTAATCTATTAAATACACCATTACTACTATCATAACTATTATGATTAAGTGCATTGTCTCTATCTTTAATCCAAGTAAACCCAGTTATGCCTTTTGCAGTCTCTGGCAAGTTGTCTTGTTGTAAAGCCACAAAGCCAGTTGGTGGGGTGTAGGCGAAAGATTTTTGACCAAAGTTACATTCCCAAGTCGCACTATAACCAGCAGCAGTATCTCCAACAAAATATGAATAACCATTTGAACCACTTGGAAGACTCAAAGTAATAACTAAAGAATTATTTTTATAAAAACTTACTTGTGGTGTATCTAAATCTAATGCAATACCTATTATATCATTTTGTGCATAAGTAGTTCCTGTGCTATTAACAGTAGTAAAAGTAGGACCTCCATCTAACGAGGTATAAATTATACCATTATAACCATAATATCCATATCCTGGTATATTACTAGAAACTGGTGTAACTGGTGTAAAAACATTTGTGCCTGAATAAGGCATATTATCAGATAAAGCAACTCCAACATTCGGTCTTCCACCAGAATTTATTTGTTTAAATTCTGCATAATATTTTCCTGATTTTGGTCTTAATGTTGCACATTTAATATTATATTGACTTGTTGTGGTAGCTAGTTTTAAATTACCTTCAGATAAAGTTCCTCCATTTCCACCATCTTCAAGTGTCGCATGATTCTGTGTCGGACTATCGGTGGTCTGGTCTCCAGCTACAAGACCATTTACCGTACCGAAATCATTTGTGTTACCACTGGTATCATCACCAAGTGCTGAGCTGTCTTGAAACTTTAATCTAAAACCATTAGTTCCATAAGTAATACCTGTTAATGCTTTGGGGATCCATCTGCCAGTTGATGTGTTCGTAAGTCCAAAAGTGTCAGGTGTTAGTGCTGTGCCATCCACGAGATTAACTTCAGCCAGATATCCATCAAAAGGAAATAAAGTTCCAGATGGAATTTGACCACTTATTGCAATAGTTCCTGTAGAATTAAAATCCAAATCAAAATCTTGTGGTGGATAAGTAGATGTTGCAAAGGAAGTCATTAAATCACCATCAACATACAATTTTACTCTATCTGATGCTGTTGATTGAGTGGTGTCAAAAGATGCAAGTATATGATAAAATTTAGAGGTATCTTCAAATGTTCTGTTTGTTATTAAAGCATAAGTTGTTGAACCACTATCATTATGTCCAAAGCGTAGTTGATCAGAAGAAGAAAATGCTATAGTACTAGAATTATTGTGATCTGCACCTTGTGCAATTATTAGTTGAAGTACTCCTGATTGACATCTTTTTACCCAAAAACTTATGGTAAAAGTTTTACGATTACTAGCTCCTGAAGGTGTTCGTCTCATATATGGACTATCTCCATCATTAAATATCAAACTATTAGCAATAGTACCATTGTCTGTAAAAGGTACGAACTTACCGACCCTCTGGCCTTTTCCGTCGCCTTCGTAGATGATCGGGAAGAACTGTGTTTCGCCATTTGGTATTGTTGGTGCTGCCATATTAACTCCCTAAATTCTTTGTGCAAAGTGCTAAGTACCCACTTGGAACACTATAGTAAAAATTACCAACTCCATTACCATCACTATTACCTTGAGCTGTTTTAGCTCCAGCAAAAGTTCCATCTTGTCCAAAATTAAAGGTAGATGCTGAAGCACCAGCATTTGAACCATGATTTACAAAAGGCATCCATGCCCCATAATGTGTTAAACTAGAAGCCACTGCTCCAGTTCCATTAGCTGGGTCACCACTATTTCTCCAAGTGCCATTAACACCCCAAAATATTTTATTATTATCTCTATCTAATGCATACATATAAATGTCTCCACTAGATGGATGACTTCCATACTGTGTTCCTGATGTGCTTTGTTTATACCATTTGGCTCCATTGTGTGATGCTCCTGCACCATGATTAGTGCCACCTCCAGCATATGCAGTAGGCATACTAGATGCATATTCGTCATACACCACACCACTACCTGGATATCTATCAGACAGTGTTGTAGCTAACATTTCCCAATAAAATTTACCACTGGTAAATCCCATAGTACCTCTACCACCTTTATTGTTATTACCACCAATAGTTTCTAAATTTCCATTTTTAATTGTATTATAGGTAAAATCAATAGGACTCATTACACAAAAATTATTGGAAGGTGAGTCACTAACTTGGTCATGTGCTGCAAGATTATATGAGGTGAAATCATTACCATTACCTGATTCGTCATCTCCTAAGTCAGATGCATCTCTGCCATCAATTTTAAATCCATTTGTTCCATAACTGCCAGTGTATTCTTTTGCTATCCAGATTCCAGAATTATTAAACTCGCCGAAGAAACTAGGGTCATAAGCTAGACCATCTAAATAATGTATTTCAGCCATATAACCATCAATTCGTGTATTGGAATTACCACCTCTACTGCCAATGTAATGTACATCTGCACTCTTTCCTACATGACCTTCAGCACTTTGTGATGGATATGTTTCAGTAGCAAAGTCAGTTACTCTTTGACCATTAATATACATTCTTCTTGCGCACCACTAGTAGTATTATAAGCAATTAAAAAATTACCTCTTGTTGAATTATAAGGTGGTGATTTACCTAGCTTTGTCCAAAAACTAAATGACCAAGTCGTACGACTTCCGTCTCCACTATATGTTTTTTGCATATATGGACTATCAGCTTCATTAAATCTTATTGATTGGTCTATTTCATATACGGTTGTGCCTGATCCACCAGCACCTGAAAGAACATTATTTTGAAATACCATTTATACCTCTTGTATTATTTAACATCTAGTGATGCTGCCATATGCACACTAGAACTCGATAACACAACGTAGTCAATACGGTCAACGGCAGAAGCTGTCGTTGTCAATGTAGGAGCCGTACCCCCAACAAACTTGTAAGCACTATTAAATGATAACGTCCTTGATCCAGTACCGTCCTGACGAACAAAGAAGCTTCCGGTTTGTCCTGATTGAACATTGGTAGGAGCACCTAAGTTTCTGTTACCACCTAATCTAACATCAAAGTTTTGACCACTGTTAAAGTTTACTGAGATCGTTGATGCATCAGTTAATGAAACAATATCAGCAACGGCTGACTTTGTAATTCTAAGTTGTTTACCCAGTGAGTCAACAGCACTTACAGATATAGCTGTTGTTGCAAATAGTTTAGTTGTATCTGTGATTGAGCTTGAAATACTTGTTGTAATAACTCGTGTTGAATCTACGGCTGTGGCTGATACCGTACCACCAACTGTGATCGGGCCAACAGCACCACCTTCGGTAGATAGTGCACTAACACCTACTGGGTCAACGGAGTTGTGAACATTTACACCATCACAATAAATAAACTTTGAACCACCACGAGGAGCAATAATATTCGTTGTTGTTGCGGCTGTTTTTATTTTAACTGTATGTGCACCACCAGTTGTTTGGTTGTCAACAACATATAATTTTTCAACACTAGGAATTACTATAGTTGAGTCAGATCCTAATGTTCCTTCAATTCTTAATACAGCATTACGAGACTGATCGGCTGCACCGTTACTGGCTGTTAATGATGTTGTGGCTCCTGTTGTACTGACAACGACTACACCACCAACGGCTTCGTCAACCATATCAATAACTTGTTGGTTAAGACGATCACCCCAAGAGTTTGCATTTTCGCCATCAGCTTGTTTCTCTAATCTTAATCTTGTTGTATAACTACTAGGCATAATTAATTACTTCCTTTTACTAATGTATTATCGCCTCCAGCTGGTGAGGCATTATTTCTCATATCATCCTGTCTTGTCCTTCTGGCTTCATTTAATAAGTCAGTAAAGGCTCGTTGATACTCTTGTTCCCAAATTTGAGCCGCAGAGTAATTTTTCATAAACATACAAGCTTCCTTCATACTAGCATAAAACAATGCATTAGAACAATATTCAGTAAAGAAATTCTCTTGATGCACTGAGGTAGCTGCTGTTGGTTGAACGATATAAGACATTTCACAATCATAAGCCGACACGGGTGTAGGAGCTATAAGTAAATTATTAAAACCAAAGTTTGCATAATATCTAGGCACTCCCACACTTGTACGTTGTGGCCAATAATCATTTAAATATTCGTCTGTCTTTTGTAATAAATTAATACGTGTGCCGTCAGACTTTATAATATTTAAATTTTTTATAATTAATGTATTTACAGGTTTGGTAATAAATGGATCACCGATAACCATGTTTGATGTTGCATATTGCACAACACCATATGAATCTATTTCTCTTGTTAATCTTGCTTCAGCTCTTTCAATAAAAGCTGGGATGTCACCTACAAACTCTGTGCTAGTATCTTCACTTGTTGTTTTAATTCTGTTTACTAATTGGTTAAATGTTATACTCATATCTTCTTAGCCTTCCATATTTCAGAAGTACCACCAAAAACTTTAGGTGTCCATATTCCTCTTATGTGTGTTCTAAATCTAGCACTAACTCCTGTTAATACCAAGTTACCGTCACCATTTATATTTGGTGATATAACTCTTGTTCTAATTACTGGTTGAAAATTAACAACAGAACCCATCCCTGAGTGAACTGTACAATAATAATATAATGTAGTTGGACCATCATTCTCAACAAATATTTGTGTATATGCCCCGGGATTACCTGGAGTTCCCACAGTTTGTACATTAACTGTGTATTGAGTTCCTCCTCCATGTGTACCGTTTGGTGTTAAACTAAATCTAAAAGGGTGACCAGTGTTTGTACTATCAGATTGATCAAAGGTAAATAAATTTCTATCTTTAACTAAATTTAAACCATACTGTTGTTTACCATCTATTAAATATTTATTACCACCACTAGTGCTTTTTACTGTTACCTTAAATGTTTTACTTGTGTAAATTACTGGATTAGCTCCAGCTTCTATGTTTTCATTACCTGTTGTAAATGTCGCCGATGTTTGTGATGGTATAACATTTGTTCCAAAAAAAGCTATGGCATCTCTTACGGTAAATCTTGGTGCTAATCCTGTTAAAGAAACTTTTGGGCTACCTGTGAGTGTTGGACTTCTTAATGTAGTCGTTAAAGATACCCCTGTTACATTACTTGTCTTAACAACTTCAACGGTTGCTGATCGTAAACTAAATCCTATATTTGCTCTGGTTACCGATACGTTTGCATTAGCTGTTGTAGATACACTACGAAGAGATAAATTTATTCCTACGTTAGATACAAAAGCCGTTCCCGGAATAACTACGTCCACAGAACGAACAGTAGTGGATAATGCAACTCCACTAACTGTAACCGAACGATCAACTACACTACGGTTCCATGCACCTGAGTTCCAAGTATTTCTACTGTATCCACTAGTAACCACAGACATAGACGATTAACCTCGACTATGAAAGTGTGATAATAGCAGTCGATGCAGCAGCAGCTGGGAATGAAATTGTAAATGTACCGTTAGTCGACACTTTATCAGACCCAAAGTCTAAAACAGCAATAGCTTTATTACTATTAGATGAATTATATATTAGTGCTCCTCTAGCTGAGAATGTTGTACTCGTAAAAGATATATCAGCAAAATCAATAATTGCTGTTCCACCAGCAGCAGATGTTGCGCCGAGCGATATAGTTACACCAGTTAGTGTACCACCCCCAGGAGCATACCCACCACTTGATACAACTTCATTAGACGTTGAGTACGCAGCCGTACCCGCAGACAAAGAAGCCGCACTTGTGAATAAAGCTATCTTTAAGGTATCAGTTTTAATCTGATGCCCTTCTTGTAAAACTTCTGACTTAAAGGAATTACATACAGCTTGTGTTATGGCCATTTTTAGTTACCTCTCTTTGTAAATGTTGAATCATCGGGACTCCATCCAGCATCGCCAGTTGTAGCTAGTACGACTTCCGGACGTGCATCCCTCAAGTTTTCATCGTCATTAATTCTTGGAGTTTTGTTCTGCGGGTGATCTAATATATTATATCGACCATCCGTTTCCGAAGCTCCAACAACCAACCCCGTCGGCTCTTTGACTCTCTCAGAGTATTTAAATCTAAACCCTGATCGGTCGCAGATAAAGTATGCATACTTACCTTTTGCCATTATAACCTAAACGATGGCTTAATCAAAAGACTAGCTCTTTCTTTATCTGCATACATTGCTGATGTTAATTCTTCTTCGTACATTTGTTTTAACATACTGGCTCTTTCGGATGTAATGCCTGGTCTTTTGATAGACATTTTATAAGCTAAGCCGGTAGCTAAACATGGTAAGAATCTAAAAGGAACATCAGGATCTTGATCGGACTTTGTTATATCTTCAACTCTGTTAAAGCTGAAATATGATAATATAGGTGTGCCACTTGAAGTTGTGGTATCAGGTGTAGGCCATAAATATAATTCAGCTGCATCTCTTAATCTATTGATAGCATACTGTGTTGGTCTACCCGTTTGTGTCTTGTTTGTAATTCTTTGATAAGCTTCCATAGTAATACGTTCTAAAGCTAAGTCTGTGGTTGTTGAACCACTGACTGTTCTGTGAACTAATTCAGTTATATCTATAAGTGAAGTTGGTAATGTATATTCAGCTGTGCCACTTGTTATATCCAATGTGGCTAAGTTTTGTTTCCAAAGTAATATACCACGGTTCATCCAATCGATAAGAAGAAGGTTAAGTGTGCGACGTGCCTCTAACGGTTCAAACCCTAGAGTTTGCTCACCACCTAACATAGCCATGGCTTCTTCAATTACATCAGCTATATCGAGATTGAATGTTGTTGTACCTGAAGTTGCCATCTATTTCTTCTTTTGTTTTAACATGCCCTCAAGTTGTTTAGCCTGAGAAGCATGTAGCTTTGATGCTTTTTTTAAACCACTAATAATTTTACGTACTTTTTTATTATCCATAATATTTACCTATCGTCGAAGTCAGTTCCAAATGATGCATGTACTTTACCACCATTAAAAAACTTTTTCTTAACTTTATTACCGTCCTTGTCCAAAACACCGGCACCAATAAGTTTGTCCTTTTGAGTTACTTTTCCATCTCCACTAAGATCTGTTAATTTCATTTTTTCTTATCCTTTCCCCATTCATATAGGTTATCAAATGTTGTTTCCCAGTCCATATAACTATCGTGTTGTTCTGCGGAGTGTTCCCACTGTGACGGCACAAAGTCTGGTGGTCCTTCTCCAACTGCCCATAGCGCAGGGTTGGTTACACGTACACGATTGTTTGGTAATGCCACTATACAACCTTTATACGGACCCGATGTCAATTCCAACACATGTGATTGTTTATGTTGTGCTGGATCATCTGATATATAACTGTCGGTATAGTCAACCGTAAACATATACTTACCATTATAGAACTCACCTGCTATCTTACACAACCACGGACTTGAACTAATTCTGTCCATTCTGATGATGGCATGATTACGACTGGAGCAATCCCATGGTTGGGCTAAATGAGTCTGTATGTTTGGTGGCCATTCATCAAACGGTGTGTCCCCCACTAAAGACGTTATTGGTATACGTGCCCACATAGCTCCACCGTGAGGATTAGGGTGATCTTCGCCACATCCTGTAAACACAACTTGAAAACTTAAACAACGGTCTGGGATAGTGCACACTGCAAAAGCCAAAGCATGGAGAAACTCTCCTTGGTATTTCTCGTGGTTATGTGTGAACTCTTTCCTCACCCAACACTTAAAGTGTGGGATGTTAGAAATTGTATATGCCACTACTTAACCTTGCCGCCTCGTCTCATGTACTTGGAAGTTTTACCACCTTTAGCCATATACTTAGATGTCTTACCTCCACCCTTCATTCTGTACTTAGATGTTTTACCACCCCCAGCCATACGATATTTAGAAGTCTTTCCACCCCCAGCCATACGATACTTGGAGGTCTTCCCACCACCGGCCATACGGTATTTAGAAGTCTTACCTCCTCCGGCCATGCGATATTTAGAAGTCTTACCACCACCAGCAAATCTTGGTTTTAATTTAATTGGTCCTGTTCTGGATGTAAAACCAAAGCCACGTCTTCGTTTAGGTGGTGATTTAGCAGCAGGCCTACTCATCTTTCCACCAGGCCTACCTGTTGGTTTTTTCTTTGGAGAAACTGGTGTCTGTTTTGCAGATCCTCCTAAGAATGCTTGACCAGCTTGACCTAATCCTTTACCCGCTAGTTTCTGTTTCTCTTTTAAAGCTGTTCTAAGAGCTTTAGTTCTAGCATCAGTAGGTCTATTACTTTTAGTTGTAGTCTTTTTCTTTCTACTTTGTTTTCTTGCTATACCAGCAAAGTCGGTATCTTTTGGTCTAGTGCTACCTAACTTACCCTTCACTGTCTTTCTGTTTTTTATCATTACCATTTTATAGTGCTCCTTTTAAGTACATGATTTCAAATGTTAATATTATCACCGCCGCCACAATAGATACAGTTATAATAATTGTATTTTTGAGTCGACGTTTCTTTGCTGCTAATTCTTCAAGAGCTTTCTTTCGACGAGATCTTTCGTTAGCAATTTCACCTTGTAGTCTTTCCCACTGTCCAGGAGAGCCAAACAATAAAAACAATTCACGCATTTCATCACGAATACGTTTGGCCTCCTCTTTCCGAAAGTGAGCTTCAATTGCTGTCTGCTCAGCTCCCGTCAATTTCCCAAGTATACCACCCTTCTTTTCTGCTGCAAAGCTTAAATCAGCTTCTGCTTTTGCTAGTTTTGTGATAGGACCAACGAGAGATCCTAAATCTCTACCAGCTTTTACGGCAGAGGATATAGCCGAACTTGCAGTTTTTAATGCTGCAAAAGCTGTCAATGGATCAATCATCGTCGTCTATCTCCTTCGTTTAGTTTTAACCTTCTGTTTACGTCCACTCGCACTAATAGGATAACGAATAGATGTAGGCTTTGGACCTACGTTAGTCTTGGCTCTTTTTCTTCTAACAGCCGCAGCTTTCTGACCTGCTGTCATTCTATCAGCTACTGCCTTTGGACGACAGACTGGATACTTTCTTTTTGATGATTTAGCTGATTTACGGCCACACTTTTTACCTGTAGATATATCTACCCAGTTTTCTTTGAACCATGTTTTTAAACCTTTTTTAGCCATGATGTTTTTTTAACTTATATTCTTTTGGAACTTTTCCATAACCAACAACTCTGTCCCATTCTCTTTGTGTATAATAGTTTTTTTTAGTCATGTTATCTGTATTTAGTTTTCTTCTTTCTTTTTACTATACCACAACCACGAGCAACCTTTCCACCACCGTTTAATTTAATAGTGCCTCCTCCAGCTTTTCTAGGCTTTGGTCCTTTAAAATCTTTTCTCTTTTTACCACTAGGATCTTTTATTTTACCCGCACAAATCTTTGATGCATAGGCATTTGCATAAGCACTTGGATAGACTGCGAACTTACGTTTGGCAGCAGCTTTACCTCTAGGACATAACTTTGTCATATTTATACCCCCATCGATTCTCTGATAAATCCCACACTCTTTTTGTATCTTGTGGAATCTTTATCATTAACTTATTAAACCTTATTACGTTTTTTGTTACTTGCATTATCTACCTCTTTTCTTTCTACCAGCACAATGTGCTCGTTGTGAAAAACCTTTTGGGTTTTTACAGTTAATAGACTTTTTGTACTTTCTGGTCCACTTTTTCTTTTGTGGTCCTTTCGTTACCTGTTGTTTTATATTAGCACGACTTATTGCCACATTAAATACCTACTAATATCTTTGCAATAACTGTTGATGCCCCTGATTGCATAACAACAGTGGCACACACAGCTCCTATAACTAACCATTTAACTTGAAAGATAGATCGTTTAACACAACCCATATCTGTTTTTAACTCAGACACATCTTCACGCAATTGTTGCTCACGTTCTATGTGTCTAGTCAATTCAAGTTTAATATCAGTTAATTCTTTGTTGGTCATGTTACCAAATCCAACACCAAGCGACTACCGCTACAGCTGCTATAATATACCAGTGTCTATTACACGTAGTGCACTTAACTTTTTCTTTTATTTTTTCCCATATCATACTCATGTCTAACATTTCCATCTCCTTCTTGCTTGACAAATTCTTTTGTTTGGTGTCTTTCGACAGTTAATATTATGCATTTTGGCTTGACCCGCAGATCGTGCACAAAATGACTTTCTTCTTTTGGCAGCTTTGCTACCTTTTGCGACTTTACCTGTAACAGCAGTTTTTAGTTTAGAACCAGGATTAGCACGACGGTAAGCAGCCACACCTTTAGCTGTCATACCAGCACCTTGTCTAGTCGGTCTAAAGTTTCCAGACTTAACACTAGACTTTATGCCCATGCCCTTCTTTTTCTTACGAACAGCCATGTGCTATCCTACAAAAAATGTACCGGCTACACTAACTCCTGCATTCATAGTTACGTGTAAATTTGTTTCGTAACGAATACCCGCATCTTCAATATACTGATCAGACGAACCTCCAGCTATTAGTCTCTGTTTCATAATAATTGATCCGGCAGCGCCACCATCTCTTAATACAATATCAGTTGCCGAAGCCATTCCGTTTACTAAACTGTATCCTCTAAGTCTACCGGGAACCGAATCTATCGTAGATGTAGATGTTGCGAATATTGCTTTTATATTTGTTGCCATAATTAATTCCTTAATAAAACAATAGGGGCCATTACTGACCCCTATTATCATTTACATTCTAGGATGAACCAGAAGAACCATAATAAGATCTCCAGTCA